GTCTTTATATTCCCCCTCAATGAATTTGATATGAACTGACTCTGGATCAGATGCAGGGGTTATGTAAATATAATCAATACCTTCTATCATTCTTCATCCTCCATACTTGATAAAATATCTGATGCGGCAACTTTATACTTCTTTTCAATGAAATCCTTAAATGACTTCTGTGAAAGTACGGTTCCCCAGAATTCTTTCGTTTCAGTATCATCAAACCGATACTTCTTATCCTCTACTTCCCCTGATTCAACATCAACTTTAGAGTACCATCCATTAGATGGTTTGACAACGTGTCCAGACTCCAACGCGATATCCAGTAACCCAGACCAGCGGCTAATACCACCAGTGTAAGATACAGTAACAGGAATTTTAGATTTTTCTTTGACATACCTTGACTTCTCCACATTGATAATGAAATCATATCCAACGATTTCCTTACCTTCTTTTTCTTGCTGTCTACCGATAATGAAAATGTTATCAGCAGAATAATAAGAACCAGTTCCACCACCAACAATATCCTTGGGGAACATACCAATTTCTTTGTAGGTATGATTTACCACAACCATAGGAATGTCCTTCAATGTAAGATGTGGTGTCACCATACGGAACAAAGATTTAATCTGCTTAGCACGACTCATATCTGCAACAGACTTACCATCCAACGCATCTTCTACTTCTTTCTTGGATGCAAGATTACCAATTGAGTCAATGATGATCATAATCTTATCATCACGGTCAAGTTGATTAATCTGATTCATGATATCAACTTTAAGTTGTTCTACATCAGTAATAGGAGTGTGAAGAACCCGATCAGTGTCAATTCCAAAACTCTTAAAGTAAGATTGTGGTGAACCAAACTCACTATCGTAGAATAAAAGTGCCGCATCGTCATATGCCTCCAAATAAGATTTTGCCATCAACAAACTAAATGCGGTCTTGAAGTGTTTACTTGGACCAGCCCACATAGTTAAACCAGGAGTAATACCTCCATCCAAACTTCCCGACAAGGCAATATTCATTGCGGGAACAGGAGTGGGAATCATATCCTTTTCAGTAAAGAACTTGGACTTTGCAAGAATCGCAGAGTCCTTAATAGTTGTGTTCTTTTTAATTTTATCTAATACGCTCATTTATCACCTTAGCTAAAAAAGTCTTCGATTGAGTTTGTCTTTTCGGATTTCCATCCAATACAATCCAAAATACCTTTGATTGGTTCTAGGAATGTCTTGTCATATTGTACATCATAATCAATGTACTTGTCAAGCCCAAATTCTGGTGGAAGTTGGGTTGGATAGGAGATCACAAAGTCCTTGATGTGATTTGGTAGTTTTAAATACACATACTTTAGTTTTTCTCCTTCATTTATGAATGGGTACTTCTTTTCCAGTTTGTACTCTTTCAGATAATGGTTGTAAATAATTGCACCCTTAACATGAATTGGAGTAGATTTACGATATAAAGTCACAGGATCAAGATATGTATTCAGATTGGAAATCCCGCGAGGGAATGAAATCTCTTCAATAGGTAAGGTCTTAAATTCTGTACGAAAACCTTCAATAAAGTTTTGTACATCAGTTTCAGTACCATTAACCAGAAGACTAATCACTTCTTTCATCTTATCGCGAATTGCAGTAGGAGTAGATGACTTGACCATTTCCAGACCCATCACCTTGAGCTTTGGTTCCTTGTATTGTACACCTTCGTTATTGAACACATTCAAAATGTAATGCTTCTTACCTGTCCAGATACCTTTGTTGGCAAGAGCTTCGCGTTTCATTTGCATCTTCTGCTCATATGCGTGAACATAATTAGCAAGTTCTTGATAACTCCTATCAATATACGGCTGAATCTTATCTTCACAGATACGGTCCATAACATCGATGACTTTTTCCACTGCCATTCCAGTCGGTACAATTTTGTTAACCAAACTACCAAGATGCAGATAGATTGAGTCAGTATCCGATGCAATAACGTAGTCATTGTTAGTCCCTAACAGTTTGTTCATGTATGCGTTGAGTTTGTTTTCGATCCAACGAATAGACAACTGACCGGCTAGAGTAACTGCAACCGCCATTCGCAAATCATAGAATCGAAAATACTGTGAACCTAATGCACCATAAGCAGAGTTGAGAGACAGTTTCTTTGCAAGTTGAAGATTATCATAACGAGAAATCAACTTGATAAGTTCTGCCTTTCTGATGGGATTAGTTTCGTTTTCATACTCCTGTTTTGATTGCAATGCCATCTTCTTGAACTTCTTACGATCTTCATACATTTCTTCCATCATTTGAGGAAGGAATCCACGAATATCAGTTCTGAAGAATTGACCATTGGGGGTCAATGTTGCATTAGTTAATTTAGAAGTATCTACACTCTTACTTAGCATCCTTTCTACATCAACACCAGACATAACAATTTCACGCATTGCAGGAGTATAGTCTTCTGGTTCAATCAATGTTTCTGGTGAAATATTATACTGCATCAACAAGTGTGGATATAGACTGTTCAAGTCGAAAGATGAAACCCAATGATGTAACCCAACTTGAACTTCTTTAACGTATGCACCTTCAAACCTAGAGTCTTTGTCTTTCGGAACCTTTGGTGGAACGATAATCTTTTTCTTTAGAAGATAAGAATATGACAGAGAATCCCACATACGAGTTTGTGTGAATACATCCTCATAATTAGATTTGGTATCATACGCAAGAGTCAAAGCCAATTCAAGTAACTTCAACTTGTCATCCATTCGCAGAATCAGATCAACGTCTTTGATGTTATATTCGATAAAGAGTTGATAGTTTTGTTTATAGAGATTATGGAGATTACCATATTCTTCATATGACAACTTGTTATCACCTAATTCAACATAGGCGATATGATCCAATCGATAACTTTCCTGAGAACGACCACCTGGTGCAAACCACTTGTATAGTTCAAGATAATCAAGAGATGATATACCCAAAAGAGTATATGCAATCAGTTCCTTATTACCCTTGAATCTATCAACAACTTTACGTTCGTTAATGAACCCCCAAGGAGACAGACGTTTAGTTTCTGGTTCTCCAAGGATCTTACGAAAACGATTTACCAGATATGGAATATCGAAAAACTTGGTATTCCAACCAGTAACAACATCAGGACTATACTCATTCCAAACATTCAAAAAGTTCTTGCAAAGAGTCCACTCATCCTTACATTGAATATACTTTTCGTCACCCTGTACCTGATAATCACCACATCCAAATACAAACGTTTTACCTTTGACATAACTTATAGTGATTGCAGTAATAGGTTCATTCGCAAGATATGGATCAGGGAATCCGTTTTCCGATCCAACTTCGATATCGATAATAGCAATAGAAACTTTATCAAAATCCCAATCAACCATATTGGAATGTTGATCAGCAATGAATGCATATTCGTATTGTTGATTACCATAAATTTTCATCCCATCAACATCACCATATTTCTTCACATAATCACGAGCTTCGCGAATGTTTCCGAAAATCTTTTGTTGAAGGAAACTACCATCAAGTGATGTATATCCTGTATCTCTAGTAGACGGAATATAAAGAGAAGGGGAGTATTCCACCCTCTCTTTAATCTTTTTACCCTTAGCAGTAACACCCCGATAAAAGATGCTACTACCAAAGGTTTGAACATTAGTATAAAATGCAGCCATTATTACCCTACAATCAGTTTTTTGGAAGGAAGAACAATTCCTGCTCCAAAGATTTGATTATAGTTGCTAATGAAATCCTCAGCAGGTTCATATGAGTATACCACATTACTGAATGCAATGTCAATTTCAAACCCAGTCTTCTGTTCTGCGTGAATGGGGAATGGAGCAAATCCTACATTAGGTCTTCCATCTTGACCAGCAACAATAGCAACTCCTACAGGGTTCTTTAGTCGCCAGTATCCATTACGATCTGTATCTACAACTTCACCAAGCACTTCTTCATTAGTTACTAACTTTAAAATACGAATATCCATTAATATTATCCTCCGCAGTTAAACAAACATATTATAACACATCTCATCGAACTTGTCAAGTTTTATAAATACATGTGATCCATTAATAATAAGAATAATAACACAATGGACTTCTTTAAGCTAGTGGGGGAAGTAGGATTCCCCATCGCTGCTGCGATGGCGGCGGGTTATTTCGTATTCCTAACTCTGAAATTTATTCTCGCGGGTGTAACCGGCTCCGTTAAAGGAATGGCTGGCATCATTACTGCGCTTGATAATCGTGTCAAGACAATGAATCACGATGTAATCCGCATTGATACCTTAATTTCAAATGCTCTTGGGGTTAAACCAGATGTAGATCGAATTGCAAGAGCAGATGGCAAAAATGACGCGAGGAGAGATTAATGCGAACTTTACCTTTATATTTTATAGACTATACAATTAGTCTAGACCCTAATAACAATATTCAATTTGACCCAGAATTAGATAAAACTAAATTGTGTGTCGAAGAGGGTGAATTGTTTAAAGTAGAAACTATCGATAATAAAATTACTTTTGTAAGACAGAATGTCTGAAGTAGTTGAGTTAATCAACAAATATGGATTTCCCATCGTTGCCGCTGGTGGTATGGGATATCTTATATATTACGTTTGGGAATGGGCAACGAAAGAAATTAAACCAATTCTTGGTGAAGCGAATACTGTATTAATTGCTCTAATTGATCGTATAAGGATGTTGGATAATGATCTAATTAGGTTAAATCAAAAGGTTAATATCGTATTAATGATGAGAGAAGTTCACCAGGAAGACAATGAACGAAAAAATAAACAATATCCTTCTACTACTGATAGTCCTTCCGACGATAAGTAGTGCCGCCGAACTAAATTTTCAATTTAAAGACCCAGCTTTCAATGGTAACAATTGGGCTGGTCACGTATTGACTATCAATCAACAAGAACAAAACGCAAAGAACTCAATAGAAAATAAGAAACAGGCAGAAATCGACAAACAAAAGGCAGAGGCAAATAACACCCCTCTTGCTAGATTCATGAATCTATTTCAATCTCAAGTTTACGCTCAACTTGCAACTCAATTGACTAATAATCTATTTGGAGAAGGAGCATCTAATCAAGGTTCTTTCTCTTTAGATGGTAGTACGATATCATATTTAAAGACCGACACAGAAGTTCAAATGACTATAGTAGATTCTGCTGGTCATATAACCAAAATTAACGTACCAATATCACAATTTAAATTCTAATGAAACACATAATCCTTTTGGTTATGATGTTGATGCCAAGTTGTTCTGTATACCGTCCATTAACAGAACCTTTCATGAAGGATGAACCTGTTGTGGCTAAAACACTTTTGAAGAAAGACTTTGATGATTTAAAACCACCTTTGGGTGGACCTATTACTGTTGCCGTCTATTCCTTTGCAGACAAAACAGGACAACGTAAACCAAGCAGTACTACCACCAATTTTAGTACCGCAGTAACACAAGGCGCAGAATCCTATATCATTAAGAGTTTGCAAGATGTGGGTCATGGTCGTTGGTTTAGAGTTACTGAACGTGTAGGTTTGGACAATCTTATCAAAGAAAGACAAATGATTCGCCAAATGAGAGAATCATATGAAGGTAAGAATGCAAAAGAACTACCACCAATAGCATTAGCTGGTATTATCATAGAAGGTGGTATAATAGATTACAACACCAACACATTAACAGGTGGTATTGGTGTTAGATATTTTGGTATTGGTCCAAATACACAGTACCAACAAGACCTTGTGGTAGTAAGTCTTCGTGCAATTTCAGTATCCACAGGTGAAGTATTATCCACAGTGACAATAGAAAAGAACTTACTAAGCACAGGAGAGAATGTTACAGCATTTAAATTTTTTGATGTAAGTACACAGGCATTTGAGTTTGATGGTGGTTTGACATTTAATGAGCCAGGAAACTACGCTATTCGTTCTGCAATTGAAGCAGCAGTAGTTGAGTTAATCAAACAAGGAGCCAATAAAGGCATCTGGAAATTTAAAGAGGACTAAGATGAAAACAATCTTTAGTCTGATGTTAATGTTTCCGTTGGTTGTTTTAGCGGATAATGCATCTGCTCCAACAGCACCAACTGTTCCAACATTAATAACAGACACACCAAACGAAACTGCTATTAAGAATGATGCAACATCCAATAAGGTGTACATCGATCAGGCAGGAGATAATATTAATGCAAACATCAACCAAACTGGTTCTGGTAATCAATTAGGTATGGGACTAGGTTCAAGTGCATTTTATCTCAGAGGTGACAATCAGACCATAACCACTATTCAGACAGGTGATAATAATACTATTAAAGGTGGTATTGTATCTGATACTGGAAATGATACCAATGCAACTGTAACACTACAACAATTAGGTGACGGTAACTTTGCACAAATTGAATGTGGTACTGGTCAGTTTAATCCTTGTAAGCGTTTGAATTTTAATGCAAAATTCACAGGTGATAGTAATTCTTTAAATTATAATGGATCAGGTAGTGACATTACCACATCAATAGATGTTACTGGTAATAGCAACCTTTTCAATATGGATATTTTATCAGATAAGAACGCACAAGTTATTGCTGTTACAGGTGACCAAAATACTTTTAATTTAAAACAAGAAGGTGGACTGACCAATGGTCATTCTATGGATATTAGTATGATAGGAACTGGTAATTCTGTAACCACATATCAAGGTGGATTATATGATTCCTTAATTAATATCAATTCCATTGGCAACAATGGTACGATTGATATTAATCTGCATTAGTCTATTCTGCAACCTTTCTTATGGTGCTATCGGTAAGATAACTGAACACGAAAAAGAACCTGCTTCTATTGTCAGAAACAATGACAAACTAGAAGGTAAGAAAGGCACAGAATTAGAAATGAATGATGCCATCCACACAGGAAAGAGTGTGGTTGGCATTACTTTTGACGACGAAACAAAAGTTAATATAACTGAAAATTCAAAATTAGTTATTGATGATTTTGTTTATGAACCTAAAAAGGGTGCTGGTAAATTAGGCATGAAAGTGGCTATGGGAACAGTTAGATATGCATCTGGTATTATTGCTCATAAGAATCCAAATGCAGTAGATATCAAAACACCAACATCCACAATTGCTGTTCGCGGAACAGACTTCCTCATGAGTGTGGATGAAATTGGTAGGTCCATGATTATTCTTTTACCTCAATGTGATGCGTTGGGTGTTTGTATTACTGGTATAATTGATGTAATAACTCCTGCGGGGATGGTTACTTTGGACCAACCAAATCAAGCAACAATGGTCGATACTGGATATGACCCTCCATCTCCTCCTGTGATTCTCAATATGGAAGGAAGGCAGTTGAACAACTCCTTACAGATATCCCAACCAAAAACTACTTCTGGTGGGTCTGTGGCACAACCAAAACAGGAAATAAAAAAAGAAAGTACCGAACAACAAGTGGCTGTTGTTTCCCAAGAGGAAGAAAAGGAAGAGAAGAAAGAAGAGAAGGTAGTGGTGATAGTTACAGAAGAAGAAGATGATCCTGTATACACCACATCCAAATCATCTAAAGTTTTCCCTATGTACGAAAAACAATTGATTGTTTCGTGGATGTATAAAACCACTCCAAATGATAATAAGGGTTATATGAATATTGTTGTTCCTAAATCATCTGATGTATTTCTAAATGTTATGCAAGATTTTGAAATGGATTCGTATGTCTTTGGTAAAGGAAATGGGGGGATCATAAACATAATTCAAACCAATAAATAGTTGCTTGTTATAGGAGAAATCTATGAAAAAATATTTGCTTGCTCTGTTACTATTTCTACCAGGTTGTGCTATGGTAGATGCATATTTTATGGCACAGTTTGATCCCAATGAATACCTTCTAGTAGATGATATTAGAAGTGTCGCAGAAACCACCCCAAGATATTGTGAAGATAGAGATAGAATGGAAAAAGTTGTCGGTCATATGTTCTTGACTGCAACTAAACTAAAGAATTATTCTAAACATATTCCAAACAATGAAAAAACAGTTATTATGACTGATGAACTTTATGAAGAAGTTTATAAATTAGACAAGAGATATGAATCTCCAGATAAGATCAGTAAGTCTTATTGCAAGATGAAATTATCTATTATTGAAAAATCATCCGAAACAATTCAACAAGTAATGGGGAGCAGACCTAGATGAGTACAGTAACACAATTATTAAATGATATAAATGGATATAACGAAACCACTAATGAAAATCTTAATGCAATCGCACTTCAGTTAAAAGAAATTACTGAAGAATATAAGAATGGAGAATTGACTTCTTCAGAGTATAGAGAACTTCTAGAAGATATTGACTCTATGGGCATTATTACAAATGGTGCTGCTGAGTTGAATGCACAAAAGCAATTGAATACCATCATTAATACTGCAATTACTGTTGCATCTATAGCTGCAAAGGCCATCTAATGAAAAAGTTACTCAGTCCGTGGTTTGCTCTTCTTACTTTAATATTAGTTGTGAGTATTCGTATATCCGATACTCCTTTTGTAGAAAGCACCCGACTGAGATACTTTGATACATTAATTAATAGCAAACCTTCTACTATATCTGAAAACATAGAAATCGTTAATATTGATGATGCAACAATTGAGAAGTATGGACAATTTCCATTTCCTAGAAGTACATATGCAAAGATAATAGAGGACTTATATGGACGAGGAGCAGGGCTTGTTGTTTTTAACGTGTTTATGCCTGATAGGGATCGTTTTGGGCATGATAATGCATTGGCTACCATAGCATCAGAATTACCTATAGTTCTACCACAAACAGCAACTAACGATACAATTAAAACAGACACACAAGCATTCCGTCCTGGTGTTAGTGTCATAGGAGATACAGGACAACGATTTACAGTAGATTATGAAAATATCCAACCAAATGTTAAGGAAATTAATGATGCTGCTTCTGGTGCTGGTGTTGTTAATACTTTCCCAGAAATCGATGGCGTGGTTAGACGAGTACCAATGTTGGTATCTTCCAAAGGGTTGCTCTATCCATCCATCAGTTTGGAAACCCTTAGAGTTGCATCTGGTGATCCCTCATTCCAAGTTAAAGTTTCAGAACTTGGAGTCGAAGCAGTCAGAATCCCAAAGTTTGGAAAAATCACCACAGATGCCTTCAGTAGAATTTGGGTTGACTGGTCTCATAGAGCTAACGAATGGTCAGTTACCAGTCCCCCTGACAACTTTTTGGGACGAATCGTTATCGTCGGACTCACCGCTAGGGGCCTTAATAACCCAATCGCCACTTCCAATGGGGCACAATTTCCACATGCTCTTCAAAGTGCAGTATTAGACACTCTATTATCTGGTACTAATATCACCAGACCAGATTGGGCTGATGGTGCAGAAATATTATGTATTGTTCTGATATCAGTCATTGCTATATTCCTCACCAAATGGAAATATGGTTTTATTCCAATTCTTTCAGTAATAGGTGGTTCTTACTATGCGTCATCCTATCTTTTTAATACTTACGGGTATCTTATTGATATCACTGCTTTCATATTCAGTTTATTCTGCGTTTACGGACATAGTTACACTGTTAAATTTATTACCGAACTAAATGCAAAACTGCAAATTAAGAAACAGTTTGGTACTTATCTTTCTCCCGCACTGGTTGAAAAACTACAGAAGAATCCAGAGTTATTGAGATTAGGTGGAGAATCTAGACAACTTTCTATTATGTTTACAGATGTTCGTGGATTTACAACAATCTCTGAACACTATGGTGAGAATGTACAAGGATTGACACAGATTATGAATCGTTATATGACTGCAATGACTGCATCTATCATTAAGAATAATGGTACTTTAGATAAGTATATTGGTGATGCACAAATGGCATTCTGGAACGCACCATTAGATGATCCTAATCATGCAAAATCAGCCGTTAAAACTGCTCTAGAAATGATGGAGAAATTAGATGCGTTCAACGAAGAAATCGCCCAAGAAGGAGTTCCCGCTTTCGGCATGGGTTTGGGCATTAACACTGGTACTGTTGTGGTTGGTAATATGGGTTCTGACCAACGCTTTGATTATACCTGTCTTGGTGATCATGTTAATCTTGCGTCACGCCTTGAGGGTCAATCGAAACCTTACGGGGTCAAGATCATACTTGGGCCCCAGACGGCTGAACAAGTAAAAGATGAATATGATGTGGTGGAATTGGATTGTATTGCGGTAAAAGGAAAGACCGAAGGTGTAAAGATATACACACTTGGAAAAGAAGAATTACAAGATAATTTCTTGTTCTTGTATTATGGTGGAAATTGGAAGCAAGCTATTCAGATTGCCGAATTAGCAATTAAGAAAGGAACTTGTTTAGAGAAATACTACAAGAGTATGATAGAGAGATTGAAAGAAGGATGCCCTAAAGATTGGGATGGAACCTTTAGAGCAACTTCTAAATAAAAGAACCCACCCGATGCAAGCAGAGGGGTGGGCCGTGTTTATAGAAGTAACCCCTCTGGTGCGCGTCATCGATAGGTGCGAGAGGCGTGAGAGGTATTATTTGAAATTCCGTAGTCTAAAGCGTCCTTTAGGTTCACTAGTTAATTCTAGATGACAGTGTGTGCTTCTATGAGAGGCATGTCCGGGTGTTAAATGTCCAACTACACTCGTTATATACCGATGTGTACATTGTATAATTGGTAGCGGGTAGCAGAATCGAACTACTCTAGACCGGATTATGAGTCCGGTGATCTCACCAGAGATCTAACCCGCAATTAACCTTCGATAATAAGAACAATATTATCAATATTGATTATATATAGTTCATCTTCAACCTTGGTTGCAGTGTTCCAATTAACTACTCCAATTTCATCAACTGCAACTTCCTCAACTTCTGGACCAATTGCAAGAATCTTTGCACGATCTGGTTCCTGTGTAGATTTTAGAATAATACCTGATTCAGTTTCCTTAGAAGCTGCGATTCGTTCAATCAGTACATTTCTACCTGTTGGTTTATAACTCATATTTATCTCACGTTATTATCTAAATTGGCTGGTAGGGTGGGATTCGAACCCACATGAAATTGATTAACAGTCAACCCTAATTACCTATCTAGCACCTACCAATAAATTGGTCCGTGTGGAGAGATTCGAACTCCCGACCCCATGCTCCCAAAGCACGTATTCTAACCAAACTGAACTACACACGGAAAGATACTGGTTACAAAATCCAGCGTCATCATATCGTTATGACTGCTCTATATCACGCGGTGTTGCTTGTTTTTCATCCCGAACCCCGCAAGGATGTTTTTCGTGATATATTATACTCGATATCAAGGAGGATTTTCTATATCACTTCGTTGGAGCCACTGCCCGGAATCGAACCGAGTTATCCGCATTACAAGTGCGGCGCATCGCCATCAATGCTTAAGTGGCATTTCTAATCTTTCTATTCAATTCTTGTCTAATCTTATGTTTTGCCTTTGGGTTACTTGCTTTACTAACCATTTCTTCTAATTGCACAATAGAGAATGCCTTGTAACGAACTCTACCATGACGGGTCTGCATAGGGTTTCTATCTTTAATTCCCTTCATGTTATACCTTTACAGTTTTACCACAAATAGTGCAAGATGCTTCGGTCTTCTTTTGATCAAGATTCATCACTCGCATACCTTCACCATACTTCTTATCCTGATATTCTGAACCATGTGAAGGATTACCCTTACATCCACACTTCTTTACCACTAGACCTGCCATTATATATCCTCCATATTAATAAATTGGAGCGGGATAGGAGACTCAAACTCCTTTCTTTGGCTTGGAAGGCCAAGGCACAATCTATATACCAATCCCGCGTAACTTTTTAAGTCTATGTTTTTCTTTTATAGACTCTGATATTTTTCTTTTGTGTTCATCACTTTTAGTCGTTCCACTTAGAGATTTAGAAACACTTTTGCCTATTTTTTCTTTATGTTCTTTAGTCAGAACATTTCCTTTTGTGTTTGTATTTCCTTTAGATTTTTCACTCAATATTTTTTTGGTTTGTTCTGAATGTTTTTTTCCTTTAAATTTAGGAATACCAACTGAATTGATATAATCAAAACCACCAGAACCACCGCGCCTAACATTATATGTGTCTTCTCTCAAAAGGAAATCATCATTAACCAATTGTTTTTCTCTTTTTAGTGCATCATCATATGAATCAAAATATTCCAATATTTCTTTTGTAAAATTTTCAATACCATATTTTTCTATGGCACTTTTTAGAATTTTACCAGAACCCATATAATCATCATTTATATTTTTTGTTTTGTGTACTCCTATAT